TGATAGCCGTATCCATTGCCGTAGCTTGGGCGTTGTTGCTTGTTGCGGACGTGTAAACCGTCTCTCCAATTGTCACGTTCACGCCGCTGCCGTTGTCCACGACCGCCCGATAGGTGCCTGCCGTACCTGCTGATCCTGTGACAGTAAATTCAGCCGTGGCAAGGGTTTCGGTTGCCGGGTCCAGGTAGCGGGCAGACACCCAGGAAGTCGGGCAATTGATCGATTGCACGCCCGCCATGTCCAAGAAAACCAACACGCTAGATTTTACCCGTGTGTTGATGGCCGAGGACGCCGGAAAGCGATACGCTTCTACAAAGTCGGTGCCCGTGTATTGGAAGCAAATTAGACTATTAGCATCCTGCCACGTGAACCCCTGGGCTTGCACGTTTCCGCCTGCCGCTGTGGTGATCGTCCGGCCTGTTTGGCCTAAATAGATGATTACGGAGTCTCCCCGCGAAAATCCGGCGGTTGAAATGGTGGTTAATTCATCGGTGGGGGATCCGCCTTCGGTTGCAAGCGCCACAAACGAGACTTGGGAAAGCCTTTGAACATTTGCCAGCCCCGCCGCCAAGGTGACATCCTGGAATAGCGGTGTTGCCTTGGTGCTTCCTTGGTTGGAAAGCAAAAGCTGATCCACGATTGCCCTTGTAACAAACTTGCCCGCTGCCATGTCGGCTGCGAGTTGTTCAAGGAGGGCAATTGTTGCGCCTGTAAATTCAGCTAATGCCATGCCGCAATATTAGCAAAATTTGCGCAAAGAAAAACCCCGCTGTTGGGCGGGGTTGATGGGTGGTTTTCGTTTTGAGGTGATGCCCCGAAGGGCGGTGGTTAGAATCTGATTTGCATGAGAGCCGCTTTCATTGCCATTGAGGTGTAGTTGGCGATGGCTGCATCCATGTCGGGAAAGTATTTGCCGCCTGTCAAAAATGGGTTGTTGGTTATCTTCTGGATATTAATGCGCGTTCTAACTCCAATGATTTGTGATACTTGGTAAATATTACCCGCAACGGTGATTTTAACGCTGGCAATTGAACAGTGGTCGGTGGTCAAGTATTTCGTTTCCATATTCATTTCCTTTTGATGTTGCTGTAAAGATACACATAGATTACAGGAATACAATAGGCAAACGAAAATATTTTGAAAATAATTTTCAGAAAGAAAAAACCCGCCTTGGGTGGCGGGTTGGGAGTTGTCAAAAACTGCTAAAGATATGGAAATCTTAAAACTGCGAAGTGCTGCAAACTTACTCAATTCGCAGCACTTTCCGCATGAGCGCCCAAGAAAAAGAGACGCCGACGGGTTGCGTCTGCCAAAATCTGCCCAATATGTCGGTGTAGCCTGATTGTGGGGCGGTGTAGGGGCGGGGCTGCGTGATTGATGCCAGTGGTGAACACAAAGTATCTATGCTTACGATTGGAGCCAGCGCGGGCCATCCTGTGCCGAATCCAGGGACATACTGCACCGATACCGCCGCCGCCGTATCGCGGCACAAGGTCAGGAGCGTAAACCCTGTGTAGTTGTGGCATAATTCGCCAAAGATTGCCGCTGCCGGAATCAGATAAAAACAGGTGTCCAGTAAAACTAAGCTGCACGAATCGCGCAAGATTGCATTTATCCATCCTTCATCACCGCCAACGAGAATGCAGCCATCTACGAGAAATATCGTGCATGTTGCAGATGTCGCACACGTACCGCAGGCGGGCACGTAGCACAATAGATCGTTTCCGGTCGCTGTGGTGTCTTGCAGTGGTGGCCAAGGTGGTCCGGGTGGGATCGTGTCGGCGCTGCATTGTGCATCGACTGAGCAAGCCAAAGCCATCAGGAGCGAAACGAGAAAACCAATGATCAAAATGCGAAGGGTTGCCATACGCCGTTGTCTTTTTGTAAAATTGTACGCTGTCCGGTCGTGAGTACTTGAGCGGAATTTACCCCGTTAGTGCCTGAGACGTTTCCGAGACTTACCGTAGGCCCGGTGGTCATCGAATTTTTGATGATGATGGTTTGCGTGTCGGAACCACCCAAAATATAGGAAAGGGTGCAATTCGTTTCAGCGCCATTCACCCCAAGCGTAAGCACTCCCATTCCGGCGGTTACGGTTGCGGCAGCTGTGCCATCTACTTCGACTGTTAGTGCGTAGCTATTTGCGGCGGATCCTGTGCCAATTGCAGCGGTGATTTCTGCGACATTTGCCACGTTGGCGGCTGTGTAGCCAGTACCAAATGCAGTTATAGCCGCTGCAAAATTGGTGGTTGCGGTCGCAATTGGCTCAGGTACGGGCATGAAATAAGTGCCAATCAAATACCTGCCATTACCGCCCAATTCATCAATGTATGCGGAAATGTTGCCGCCGCCTGCTGTAATTGTGATGCTGCCTTGGGCCAGCGTTTCCGCTCCGACTTCGATGACATCCACAAGGCCAGCATTTGCCAGCACGGTCCCAAGCCCTGCGGAGCTATCCACATACTGCGTATTCCTGGTCATCGTGCTCGTGCCATCATCAGGCACAAGCGCAAGTGAGCGCCATGCACTTTCCCGCCAAATCAGCAAGGCAGTGTGGGCAAGCGTGGACATTGCCCACCGCCCGCCCTTGGGTGCGATGTTGTCTACGGATGTCAATGTAACGGCACGTGCCGCCGACACGATGGAAACGAAAAGCAAATCCCCATCGGCAAACATGCCCGAGGATGCGCCGCTAATCGTATCGCAGTCGTCGGCTTGCGTCAGTCCTTCCGTGTCGATCTTGACATAGGTCATTCGTCCCTGCCTTGCGGAAATCGTCGCTACACCGCCCGCAAGTGTCGAAGTCTGCCAAGTGGCTACACCTGTGAAGGATGCGCCATTTGAATTCAAGGCAGCATTGAGCATTGCCTGGGTGACATAATCGCCTTGGGCAATCGCGTCCAGTAGTGCCGCTTGTGCGGGTGTCAGTGAATATATCATCTTTAGTTTCCTCCCCCGCTTGGTGCCTGTGCAATCACGTCGGAAGCTACAGGCAGGGTGAATATCGTTGTCTGTCGGGCTATGAACGCAATCGATGCGCCCGCCATGACTTCGCCAAAGCTCGGTCTTTGGTGGTCCAGGGGCGTGAATTCCAAAATGCTATTCATTGAGAATGTCGAGGGAGACAAACCGTAGCCGTCAAAGGTTGGCGTCCAGATAAACAAGCCCGCCCGCACTGTGATTTCAACTGTCCATCGGTCGTAATTCACGAAGATGTCGAGTAACCGCAGCTTTTCGAGGGTTTGCGGGTTATCCAAGTTGATAGCGAAATCGATCCTATACCCTGTTGTTTTCACCACGGCGGCAGCGTTTCCGCCCACCGTAACCGACACTTCGGGGGACTTCGGGTTGGTGATCACTACCGACCGAATTTCGTATGAATCGAAGTACAGGCTATTGGTTGACACTCCGAACGCTGTGAATGTCTGCACGTTTCCAGCAGCATTCTTGAAGCGCATTTGGATGAATTGATCGACCATTGAGGCAAAGATAGAGGATTATTCCCAATCTTCCACGATACGCTGCGACACCTTAAACGGTGCCATCTCCATAGCCTCATCCCAAAGCATGTCGTTGGGGCAGTAGCCGATGACATCGGGTTTGGTAATGGACAGGCTCCATGCCTCGATCAATAGCAGCCACCAATCAAAACTTGAAAACGTGGTATGGAAGGCAATAGTCTTGCAGGTATTGAAATAGGAAACGACCTCTTCAAGGCTGCGATGGCGGAAATTATTGACTGAATAAACTGTTTTGTCGCCAAGGTGACGTTTCCAAAACGTGCCTAGGTGCTCGTTTTCGGGATCATTTTCACAGATAATGACCTCTGCATCCCCCGTGGGGTATGAATCGCCGTGGTATTCATCCGTGATTGTCATGCCATCCGAAAGTTCCATGAATCCACAGTTTTCCTTGAGTAGCCATGTTTTGCTGCGGTCGGTTGCCCATAGCGGGTCTTTGTAGCACTTATCAACAAGTCCGGGCATGAACCCTACGCCGGGATGCCCATCACCTCCCTTGACCATGCGGTGAATCGCCCCTGTGACCATGCGCTCCTTCATTGATTCAATGAACTTAATTGGTGGCTGTGAATCGATTACCATAAACCAAGCCGCATAAGGCTTATTGCCGGATTTGACCTTTACAAACTTCATAGCTCTTCGTGCTTAAAAGTGAATCAAATTCAAAAATTATGCTTGCCGCCCCATCAACTCAATGCAATCCGAGACATTCCCGGAAATCCTGCGAAGTGCGAGGAATCCTTCAAGGGTCAAGTTTCTTTCGGTGTGCAAGACCTCAACCTCGGAGGTAGTGGCAATTCCATCAAACCCAAGGGCGCGACACAGTGCAACGAAAGTCCACACAGACATGCGCCGTGTGCGCGTTTGGCCCATTGTGCGGGTCAATACGTTGGGATGCACTCCGATTGCTTTCGCGGCCTTGGCGATGCTTCCAAATGGGCCTGGATCACTCATAATGGCATTGTATAGGCCGTCAATTGCCTCGGTGGCAATTCTGTGGTCGCGCTCCTGTGGCGTAAGGGTGTGGATTGGTTTTTGGTCGGTCATTTGATTCCCCCGTTGTATTGCTCAATGTATTCCGCTGCCTTTACGGCGAGCCCAAAGCTAGGCGGCGATTCTGCCCGCTCTAGTCGTGCGTAGTGAGCTCTTGTAATTCCCAAATCTCGGGCGATATCCTTTTGCAGCAATCCTGCCGCCTGCCGGAAATCCCTGAGCTGCTGACTGAAATCACTTGGCGCAAGCCCTTTGATACGCTTGCTTGACTCGGGCAAATGCACAATGCGATTACGCTCGGTGATGCACCCAAGCTTTGCAATGGCTTGTTGCAGTGACAAACGCAAATCGGACGATGGAATCACGACATCCCATTGAAGGATGTGGTTTTGGTTAATGATTGAGGTCAGAATCTTGTAGCCCCTTGGAATATCGCCGCCCCAATGGAAGATTTGAGCAGGCATTCCGCCTGCATACACGCATTTATTTCCGGTTGATCCGGTCGATGCAATCTGACAAATCACACCATCGGCGGCATATTCAGCCCACCGCCTGCTAGGAATGGCAAGCTGATTGTAGCTTGCCATGGTTTCATATCCCATCCCATTCCACCTTTCTAGGCGGTATTTCTTTGTAGCGCTCATTTGCTGCCCCCTTTCGGTTCAATGCCTACTGATTTCAAGAACGCGGGGGAGTATTTACCCCGCTCTTTTCCGCAAACAGTGCAGGATTTGAGTCCGTTGCCGTGGTCGTGCCAAGTGTGAAACTTTTCGGGTTTATCCTCATTGAGGCAGTCAGCCTTTCCCACCGTATCGTAGGTGAAATGCACCGCCCGCGATACGATGAAGGTTTTCCCGCATCCTGAGCACTCCTTTTCGGTGGTGCCCTCCATGTCGCATCCCTCCCAATCGTCGTAATGCCGCACGATGTTTTCGTGCTGACAATAGGGGCATGGTGGGTAGGTGTCCGGTGTAGGTTGGTAGCTCATTTCAGTGTCCCTTTCGCGTAGTTGACCAAGGCCAGGAACTCCGTTAGTTCATCTGCTGTGCCTGTAAATTCGGGGATGCTCAGGGTGTTGTTGGGGTTGGTGCGAATGCCCGCTAATTTACACTGTGCATTCAGCTCGGCAACAACCGCAAAGCGGTCATTCGTTCGGTTTGTGATATCTTGCAGAGACGTTGCCTTGTCTCGTGGCGCAAAATCCCAAACCGTCTGTCTGTGCATTTCGGCCATTTTTTGAATCAGCAAATCAAGCCTTTTCAACTCCGCCACCAACTCGGCGGCGGTCATTGCGGATAGTGTGGTGCTCATGGTTGAAACTCAAATTTGGTGACCATTTCGCGTAGCTGCTGCATGGTTTTCGGGTGATCTTTTCGGTCGTGAATTTGGTGAACGATCGGGGACTTGATGCCGCACACCCGATAGGTTTGGTCGTATAGTGAATCCGTGTGAACAATTATTTCAATATCGCCATTAGATAGTCGTGCGGTGCAACCGTAGACTTCAACAAACTCCCACCCATCGGCGGCAAGCGTTTCGGCGGTGATTAGGTCTTCTTTCATAACTCATTTGGGTTTTGATACACCGCAAATATAAACATATTTCGCAGAAACAAAAAAGGGCGAGAACATTTCTGCTCTCGCCCGCACAAAACCCAAATGAGCCGATTAGCTTATGCGCCAAGCCACGCGTGCCAGCCAGTCGCCAGTGTGCCGCTTCCCCAGTTGGGAATCTGCGCGTTGGTCAGTGCTGCCACGTCAATTGCGTAGATTGCGAGCACCGTAGCAGGCACAACCGTAGCAGTAGGCAGTGTGATTGTTGGAGCTGCAAACGTGGTGCCGTTGGCGGTGTTTTGGCGCACTCCGTTCACGGAAATGTAAGCGAAACGCTGATCGATGCCAGTGGCTGCGGTGTTGAAAACGAACGTCGTGGGCGTGGTTGCCGACGTGTAGGAGTTGTTTCCTGTGCCGACATCCAAGGTAGTGCCTGGGATTGATCCATTGAGCACAGTGGCGTTGTCTGCCCACTCTTCCCAAACGAAGGTTTTGTTGCCTTGCAATTCGATGACATCGCCATCGCTGCGGTCGGTGTAGAAAGTGATTTCCTGCGATGTCACGCCGTCCGGAGTGTATCCGGGCAGCTTGTCGATCATCACGGAAAGATTGAGCAACAACGTCGTGCGCATCAGCACAGGAGCGCCACCACCGACGGGAACACCGAACCCGTAAATGAGCATGTGGCCCTTTTTGCCGTATTTCACGGTACTGTGAATCATGGCGGGCTGCGTGGTTGGGCTTTGGCCGATTGCCGCATAGAATGCGCTCAGGGCGTTGCCAAGGAGTGTGATTGCGAAAGGCTCAATCTTCACGCCGTTGGTGTAGCTGATTGGAGACTTTCCGCCGCTCAACATCACGTTGTCCACGGCATTAATTGGAGCCTTCACGATGTCGGGCATGTCGATCTGTGTGCAGAATGGTCCGCCCGATTTAATGTCGGTGCCCGCTGCATTGAGGATGCCCGCTATTGGAAACGAGCCACCGGCGGGTTGCTCAGGAATCCAAACCATTACCGTCTTGTCGCCGTGGCGTACCGCCCTTTGGTCGGCGGTTTGAACTGCTGGAATTGTACCTGCCATTTTCTATTGGATTAGATAATTGTTCTTGAATGTAAGGGTAAAAGTAACCACCATTTCGCGGACTTGCTCATTTTTCACCGAATCCGTGTACATGGTGCTGGTTTCACTTGCAAAGTCGCTCAGTCCAAACTTTCCAACGTGCGCGGAAATGTAGGCATCGCCTTTGTAGGTGAAATCAAAAGTAGCCTCGCTCCAGCGCATCGCGCTAAAGGTTGCCATGATGATTGAGAATTGCTGGTCTGCCTGGGTGTAGTATTGCCCGCCTGCTGCCTTTACGCCAATCGTTACGCGTCCTCGTTGCTCCCATGCTTGGCACCCTACGGATTTTTGCTTGGATAGTCCCAAATTGGAAACGTAGATAATTGGCTTGTTTCCCTTGGTTGCAAGGTTCGGTATGAGCTGGGAAACGTCAAACGCTGGGGATCCTGCTTTTTGCAAAACCACCGATTCGGCCATTCCCTGAAATAGCTCTTTCAGGTCGTTTACCCAATTGATGTCCTCAATGTAGCCCCTGCCGCTTGTGGCGGTCGAAACGTACGTGAACCGGAAAACAAAGCCATAGATGGCAATCGGCGGTGCTCCGGCACTAGTTCTGGTGTAGCGCACTTGGATATAAAGCGCATTGTTGGCCGTGGCCGTGAATGCAGCGACGGCAGCACTGTTAAGCGTCGCCCATGCAGTCCATGTACTGCCATCTGTTGACGTGCGCCATTCTACAGTGTAGGTTTCCCCATTATCCACAACGAATTTCGCAAACGAAACGCCCGCCGATACCTGCTCGATGAATTCAAAGCTAAATGTAATCGATGCGCCATTGGTTGCCAGGGTCGCAAGTTGCCCGCCTGTTACCAATGACAAGTTTCCCGCCTGATAATCTCGGTAGGTGGTGGCTCCGTTGTAGTTGTTTACAAGGAAGTTCATCCTGTGGCCTTTGGTGTGTAGTCAACAGGAGGGAATGGGTTTTCGTACTTGTAGCGGCCACCTGCTTGAATCACAGCCACGGCACGCTTTACCTCGGCCATGATTGCTTCGTCGACCTCGGATTTCACCCGGTCAATCGTGAGCTGCGTAAAGGAATTGCCAAAGCGTCTTTGCACACGGTCAGAAACTTCCTCGGCATACGGTGCAACGGACAAATTCGGGGATAGGCGAATCAAATTGGGTTCGCGCTCATACAAACCCGCCTCATTGTAGGATCTCCGAAGTTGTGCCGTGATGATTCCCACGGGGTCAAAATTTAACTCTTGGGCCAACATCGAAGTCTTGAAGAACTCCAAGGCGTCTTGGGCCAACATACCGAAAGGCCCAAACGCACGAAGCAACTCCATGCCGGAATCGTTCTTGCGCCTTGCCTTGGTATCGTTAACCGTGACTTTCATCAGATACGGCGGTAAAAAACGAGATCGAACTCAGCGGCATTTGCCCCGCTGTTGGTGATGGCCACGGTGGTCGTGCATCCGCCGGCGGCAATGTAGCCGTTTTGGACTTCGGCGCCACCTCCATCGACCGCGACACTAAATGTTTGCGTAGCCAGTGGTTCACCAGCTGCGAACCGCGCTGCAATCAGGTAAGAGGATTGCCCTGCGCCTGCGGTATTGTTGGGCGTGAGGGTTTCGGTTGCGCCTGCTGCAACGGTGATGCAGTTGTCTTGCGCTTCCAGTACATCAAATGCCGCAAGCGAAATGCCCGTAACTTTCAGGCTGTTGGATGCAGCCCCGCTGTCGGGAATAATGGTGGCGGTGATCGAAAGGCTAACTTGTTTTGACATTTATGCTTTGATTACTTCGGTTGATACTACCAAGGTTTGTGCCCAAGGTGGTGAGAGGTTGATTTTACCCCAATGCCCAATGCACTGCCTTTGGAGGGCTTCGATTCTGCGGTCCAGGTTGCCGCGCTCGGAATCGCGCCCGGTTTCGGAGGGCACGAAGTTGAGGTTATCGCGCCAAGTTTGTAGCCACAAGGACTGTGCATAGGTCATCATGGCATATTTCGCAGCCTGATAGACTTCATTTGAGAGCGTGGCCACAACGTAGCCAGCATTTACAAGAATGGTTGTCGCTTCATCAAATGCCACCGTGGCGGGGTTTGCAATCGAATCGGCGGCTATCCGTGCATCCATCGTGTCAGCGTCCCACATGCCAAGCTGCGCGGCGGAGTCGGGCCCAAGCCATTGCGCCATTTGCGTACCTGTATGCTGCGTGAGTGCTGCCATTGTGTTTTGAAAAAAGCCCTGCCTGATTTAGGGGCAGGGCTTTTGCTTTTGTGGGTGAACCTGGGTTAGAGGTCGATTTGGAACAATGTGCCGTCGTAAACAGCCGTGTAGATTTTCCCAACAACCAAATTTCCCGCCCCAAGTGCTGTAATGCCATCAGAGCCTTTCCTGAGCGCCTTATTTCCCAATGTGTTGAGGTTGATGGTTGATGCTCCTGTGTTGGTGTTGGCAACACTGAACTGGATGCGCATCCCGACGACATACGCTGTTGGTGCAGGCGTCAACGTAGCCGCATAGGTATCTGTGCCAGTTGCGGCAGCGTACCAAATCGGCTGAAAGTTCTCGTAAACGGCCTCGGTGGATGGATACAAGGTGTCATTGCGAGTTGCAAATGTCGTCGCCTTGTTGGTCAGCACTTCCGAGCCGCTTTCGGCTGCATCGGTTGTCAGCGAAGCAACAATGCTTGCGAAGCTGCCGGAAAGCTGCCATCTTTCAGCAATGACATTTCCGTTGCGCTGCATACCAACAACAACAATACAGGCGCTGGAGTCATCTCCAGCGGTGAGTGGGTATGGCGGCTCCAAAAGCATATCGCGATCAATGCCGCGAATGTCGGACGCGACAGTTACCCCGTCAACTTTTGTGCGTGTTACCGTGATCATGGCTTCACCTCCTTCTTTCCTTCGGCTTTCGCATCAGATTTGGATTCCACCTCAGCGGCAACCTCATCCTTTTTAGGGGATTCGGATGCCACGGTAACTTTTGCATTTTCAAGCACTTCAAGCGCTTTGTATGTTCCTTTGATCATCTTGCTTTGCTCTCGGTTATGCCAGGACGGCGATTTCAAATTGCTCTTCGTTGGTCAGGAAGTTGTAACCCTCGCGACCTCCCACCTTGCGGCTGTTGGTTTCTGGGTCTTCCCAGCTGCGAATGTCCAGGCTCTTGAAAAGCCCGAAACGATTCTTGCGGTAAGGCAACACCATCACGGCTTTCACAGCACCGGCAAGCCCAAGGGCGTCGGCGACATTTTCCGTGTAGACGCGGGTGATTGGATAGCTGACCTGCACCGTGCCAAATGGAACGTTGTTGGTCTGGAGGAATTGCGCCTCGATGTCGCCGCGAAGGGACTCGTTTGCAATCAAAACGGTTTGGGTGTTACCATTGAGATTGAAGCCCTTGCCCTTGTTGCGCTGAATGAGTGTCCGTCGCGCCTTGTTCAGCGTCTTGATGATGCTGGAGCCAGTGAAGGCAGTCGTGTAACCTGCTGCATCAGCGGCCACGATTCCGGCTTGAATGTTCACCGTCGCTTCGGATGTCTTGGTGACTTCGGATGCGATGCGGATGGCGATGATGATGTTGTTGACAGTCGTGAGCGGATCTTTTTTCAAGATTTCCTCACTTGCTGCAACGCCGCCACCGTAGTAAATGGCTTCGATGTTTTCCCAAGTGGACTTCATGAAGTCGCCAAATGGGAGCTTGTCGTTTGCCGATTTGAGGCGCTTGAAGGAAACGAGATTTTTGACATCGGCAAGGCTCATGGCCATGCTATCGGTCACAGTGTCGGTCATGTAGACCATCATCCAGTAATCGTCAATGTCGTCTTCGTTAAACATGTTGCGGAACTCAACCACGGTCCGGGGCATCATCGGCATCACCGAAGATGTCACGCCCTTTGACCCATCGGACACGCCGAAGGCTTTTTTGAGCGGGTCGGTCATGCGGTTGTTGCGCATGTCGTTGGTTGTGTTCAGCACCTCCTGAAGGTCTTTCACGACTTCCAAGAATGCAGGATCGTTTTCGTTTTGAAGGCCTTTCAGGAAGCCGTCGAGAATCTTCTTTGCAGCGGCCTCATTGGTGATAGACTTGGTGCAAATGGATTCCACAAAGCCATCTTTCCAGCTTTGGTAGGCTTCGCGCTGTGATTGTGTTGCAAATGCGTGCATTGTTCTTGTCTCCTTCGATTAGTTAGGGCGAAGCATGATTTTGACCCATTTAGCGGCGAATGGGTCGCCGAGTGCTGGGGTTGTGATGGTTTCGGACGTGGTGGACACGTTGTCGTATGGCAACAGATATCCGGCCTTTTTGTGGGTCGATGCGGTCGTGGTCAGGCGGTCGTTGGTGACATCCCAGTACAGGGTGCCGCCAATGGTCAGCGAGTCCGAGGAAAGCACAGGCAGCTTGACGGCGCATTCGGTCAGGTAGTTGCCCACCCGGCCATCGAAGGTGTCGGATTCCAGGACACAAACCTGATCACCAATCACCAAGACAGTGCCACCACAAACAACGCGATTGTTGTCGTCGTTCATGTCAAAGTAGGAGCTGCGGGCTTGTGAACCTGCAACGATTGCAGAATAGTCCACGGTTGCGCCAAGCGAACGCATGCCCTCTTGGAAGGCTTCAATTTGCCAGCTTGCATCGTATTTTCCGAAACGCGCCGAATTCGGGCGTTCACATCCATTTGCATTCATCAGAGAAGCGTATTTTTGAAGTTGTCAGATTGCTTTTCGGTTTTCGTGGTCCTGCCATTCGCGCTTCCGAATTGCTCGGAGGCTTTTTCGGCGAGTGCTTGGAGTTGATCGAAAGGCAGTGCCTTGATCTGCTCAATGGTGAGGGCAGCTTTGCCCAAATCCTTCTGTGCATTCAGGACATCAGTCTCGAACGGTTCGCGGATTTTGTCGTTTGCCGCTTTCAGGGCGGCGATTTCGTCGGTGGCGGTTTTCAACTTGGCATCCACATCGGCCTTAGCCGCTTCGAGTGCTTTCACGGCCTCATTGACCGCTGTGGCATCGATCTTGATGCTGTCGCCGTCCTGCTTTGCTGTGATGTCGAATTCCTTGCCGCCTACATGAATTGATTTCGATGCGGTCATATTGACAATTTTAGATTTATCTTTTTGCTCAGGTCCATGGCTTTTAAACATTGCCACGGGTTGCGCACCTTTTGGAACCACGGAAATCTCCCTGAGCGCCGTGCGGTCGGGTTGATCTGTCGGCACGTACCATTGCCATAATTGGCGCGATCCTTCTGGACCTTCGGTCATGCGGCGAAGGTGCCCACTGAATCCGACCGAGAGGCACTTGATGCGTCCCTTTGCAACTTCGCCCGAAATGGACACTTCAGGCTGCTTTGGCAACTTCATTGCATCGTTGATCCAAATCAAGCCAGTCAACTTATGCCCTGTGGCGGTCGGCTCAACTTTGGCAGTCAACACGTAGCCGATTGGGTTTTCGTAATCGTGCATCCACAGGCCAATAACCTTGCCTGCCATAACGTCACGGGCAAAGATGGAAAGCACGGCGACATCGAAAAAGTCATCGTGATAATCCGGCTCTGTATCGCAAAAATCGGCTGGAAAGATGCTGCCACCCTCAATATCTACGCCATGCGTAGGGATAGACACACCCTTATCAGGCAACGCAGCAAGGTCCAGCGCCTTGCCAAAAGTGACATCGCGGCGGTGGAAGTAATCGGCATACCCCTCGGCAAATGGATTTCCTTGCGCTTGCATGGGGCAATAATAGGAAATATTACAGCGAATGGCAAAAATATTACCACAACAAAAAAGCCGCCCCCTTTTGGAGAGCGGCTTGGGTTAGGCGGAATCTTGCCTAAACCGCCTGTTTTTTGCGTAATTCGACAACTCTTTTCATATCGACATGAATAGTTAGCCCAATTCGGCCATCAAAAGGCGTGAAATCGGTAACGCTTGAGTGGTACGCATCAAGGTTTTTGAGGTTGAGCAATCCGGCCAACGGGGACACGTCTTTTACTGACTTTGGAAGGTGGATTGTCCTCAATTCCATGAGGCTTGACAATGGGCTCAAGTCAGTAACATCCGTATTCCAAAGAATCAAATCAGTCAACCAAGGCAGTTGGCTAATTTCGTTTGGAATTTCTTTGATTCCTGTACCCGACAAGTCAAGCGTTTTTTGCTTCCTGTCAATGGCATTTTCAATTCTTTCAATTGCAGTCATCTTGTGCAAGATTTTTAGTTATGCCCTGCCTGATTGGAAGGGCTTGCACAAAGATACATATTATTTTGAAGAATCAAACAGTAATTCCCTTCGGCAAACGATAAACAGGCGTCTTGTTGCACAGGCAATTTGGGTGCGTGTCGGCGGTAATGCTTGGGACGTTGTCAATGCTGTAATATCCCATATTACTACGGGCAATTCCTGCACAAATTGGACACGCATTGATTGAGGCATTCCACTTGACAAAGGAAATGCCGTTTTCCTTGTATTGGGCGGTCGATGATTTGTCGATTGCTATGGCCATTTCTGTACGGATCAACCTCCGAACACGATAAAGGCCACCGCTACCCACGTAGGCATTTAGTTCGTTTGCAAGCTGCATCGCGGGCACGTTGGCGCGGGCACCGTTCACGATGAGTTGCTGAATCTTGGGTAGCATTTCCTTGGTGATCGAATCGCGCACGAGGTTGAACCCATCGCGCTCCAGCTTTTCAATCCAGGCAGTGCGGGAATCGAATAGCATTGGTCCAGACGGCCTGGGTGCGCCGCGCTGCATTGCCTTGGGTAGCTTCTCCCATTGGCGGGTGACGTTGCCGAATGCCCACTTTGCAGCCTCATTGATCATTCCACGATAGCCGATACCCAAGGGGCTACCATCGCCCGTAGATAGCGCCTCCCATATTCCGGCGGCTGCAAAGATTCGGTTTGCATTCGTTTCTCCCATGACCTCAATAAATGCGCGGCGGATCCCTGCAATTGCGTTGCCGTGAAATGCGGCCTTTTCGCCTGAGTAGGCGGGCAAAGGATGACAGTCGCAACCGTGATGCGCTTCAGGGTTTTCGAGTGCCTTGATTTGGGTGCGGTCAATGCTGGCAAACATGGGCAACTGCATGAGCGCCTCAAAGAAATCGATTTGCAAAACTGCGTGGCCTTCGACGGCCTTTCGTGCGATGTCCTCGGATTGCCCGCCTATCCTCATTCGGCGGTCTGTGTTCAATTGGGCGTAGTGTGCGGGTGTCAGCATTGATCAAAGGTAAAGCAAAACCCCGAAAGATTGCGCCTTCGGGGTTAGGCTGTGGTTCAATTGCTGGGGGTGAATTGTTAGGATTCCACCTTGCCCGCTGCCAGCTTTACGAGTGCGGTCATCAGAATTGATGCGTTGTTATCAATTGCGTCTCCTGACTTCACTACAAGGCTTATTTCATCCTTGCTTGGGTCAAACCTGTACTTGTAGCCGCGCCAAAAGAAATCAACCGTATCGTTGTCGTGGTTGACTTCTCCGGTCAACTCTTCCGAACATGGCAGGATTGATTTCAGGAAAGTGATTGCGTTTTCTTGCCTGATTTCGGCAGACTGATCGGGCTGTGCCCATTTTTCGGGAATAGTCGGAATGGGATTGGGCGCAACTTCACTGCCTTTGGCCTTCGCCCTGTGGCGTTCACAGGCGATTTGGGCACCTACAAGGGCGGCGTGAATATGGGTGCCATTATCTTCAGCCTCTATCCATCCGCCATTCCCTCGGCGCTGTGAGTAGAAATAGCCGCCCGCTTCAACAACTCTATAATCTCCCTCGGGGACTAAGATACGATGCCCGTCCCCTCCTATTTTAGTCCACTCGGGCGAAACGAGTGATTGCTCGGGCGTTGCTTCCTTGGCATTACTCAGCGCGGCAAGGTTAGAGACAAGCCATTGATGGAAGGTGGACAAAGATTCTGAATTCCAATGTTCGCGGTGGTCCGGTGCCGAAAACACCCACGAAATAGGGCTATGCGAACTGTAAACAATAACAGCAGGTATGCCGGCATGTTTCCAATGCTGATTGTGAAGTCGCCACCCATGCGCGGCAAGCACTTCCTGCGGCGTTGGCTCCTTGTGTTGCTGTGCTGCCTCCGTGGTCTTCCTGAATGCCTCTCCGCTGCCTCCGCTGTCTCCGCCCAAGTGCTCATTATACTCAGGGTCAACATTGATGTCAGGGACAGGGGTTTGCAATTCAAGCGTCACACTCGGCGACATGATCCAATCAAGGTAGTGTTGCGCGTCCTTTACTTGGTAAATTGGGTTCTTGCCGTTTTCATTTGCGACTGCCAATCTCAGGCATTCAAGGCGTAATTCTGCGATATTCATAATCTCTGGTTTTGTGAGCCACAAATATACATGTTTTCCAATTGTGCGCAAGAAAAGAAAATCCCGCTGAAAATGGGCGCACAAAAAAAATGCGTCAGGTGGCAGCCCAACGCATTTCAGATAAGAATTCAATACTGCAATATACATAGAATAACAATGCGATTACCAAATTTTTTGGTAACGGCCACAATTATTGCACGGGCATCGGCTGCGGCTCCGCGCTTTCCATGTACTCCATACCCAAAAGTGCAGCAAATGCGCGGGCGGCATCCATGCCCGAAGACACAGCGCACGCATCGAAGGCCTCGATTAGAATTTTGTGAGTTTCGGCCTCGATCTTTTCAATTTCCGCCACGGTTTTCGGGTTGTCGAAGTTGCCGCCCTCGAATTCGACCGTGTAGGCGGGCATACGAATGCCTTCCCGTTCACAGATCGAATCGGTTATCGCCTTCAATTCGGCAGCTACTGCGGGTTGGTGGATAGTCACGGAGATTTGCACCGCCGCATCATCCTGGGATTTGCTGTTGTCGGCATTCAGGCCACCGCCATCGGTAGGCACAAGGCGGTAAATTGGAAAGTCAGTAGTAACGGCAATCCATCGCAGGTACTCCCGGACTTCATCTTGGAAGTTCGTGAGCCAGGTTTGCCCTTCCCCGTAAGTATGACTATCAATCGAAAGTGGCCCTCCGTGGGTGATGATCATGTCGGCAGCTCTGCCAGTTTCGTTCACGTGCTTGATTGCCTCCATGAATACAGCCTTGACGGGTGCCAAATTCTCATTCAGCATCTTTTGATTTGCCTGCATCATGTTCATGTCCGCTTCCTCTGGGTGCTCACCTGTGATTGTGGTGATCGTGGCGGGCGCACCATCGCGTACGTGTTTCCGGCTGCGGGCAATCAAGGCCTTCAACCAAATTTCAGCAAGGAAAAGCCCCTCGTATGCCATTGGCCTATTCCAAACACCTTCGGGCATGCGGCGGTTTGGCAGGTTCAGCACTCCGGCCACACGATCCCGGCGGATGTCGAAGATATTTCCTTCCCTTTGATACTGCCAAGTGATGTAGTCGGGTCGATACTCCTGTGCGTCCCATCGCATTGGGTCGCAAACGCGAATGCCGGTGATCTTTTGCTTGCGGTCAAAGGCGATTTGCTGGTCCTGGTCCACGGCCATCCAAAAACCCATGCCGTGTGTGAATGCGCGGGAAAGAATGGCGCGGGCTACGTGTTCGATGCCCTCTGTCTTGCTCATATAGTCGATCTTCTCCCCATGCAGGGCGATTTTCGGCCACACGGTTTTCTCGATCATCTCCTTGAATTTCTCATCCTTGGTGACAATTATCGGGTGCCCAAGCAGTGAGATAAATCCGGTTTGCGCCGCAATGTAAATTGGTACGATGTAATTGAGGCTTTGAATCGTTGGCAGAATCGCCCTTGGGTCGCATCCTGGCACAAGGCCAGCCGTAGAGTTCAACAGGCGATCAATTGGCGTATCTGCCCCGTAGTTGTAATTTACCCGGAGGCCTTGCCCAAAATTCCAATCACTTGCGGCCTTTTCGGCATCGTTGGCGGGTGCATCCTTGGTCGTGGCGGGTGCTGTGGCGGGCTTGGAAAAGTCCCTGATTTTTTTGAGAATTCCCATGCCGCCCAATTACGGGGAATTGTGGCAATGAAAAACCCCGCTCCATTCAGGCAATGGGGGTGTGCAAAGAGCGGGTGTTTTGCATCTTAGAATAGTGATCCTTGCTCGCCTTGGGTCGCCTGTTTCGCCTTTGCAGCCGCTACACGTGCGGGCGCATCGCCTTCCTTGACTTCAATGAATTGCCTGTACTTCTTCCAGTTCTTCATGCGGTCGTGAATTATTGGGATATACTCAGGCGTAAACTCCAAGCCGATGAATCGAATGTTTGGCCCCGCAAGCATTGCGCCTATGCCTGTGGTGCCAGATCCGCAAAAAGGGTCAACGCATACGCCATTGGGCGGGGTGATAAGGGTAACGAGGTGGTGCATGAGCGCTACGGGTTTCACCGTGGGGTGCGATTCCTTGGATGTCTTGCCCAAGCTCCTTTCGTACTGCGAAGGTTTGGCGCAATAAAAATAGCGGGATGCACTGCCGGAATCACCATGTTGGTTGCTTGGCCCCGATCTTCCACTGAAAAACATTGATTCACCATCGTAAGCAGAAACTTCTCGCTTCATGGCCCCGCTTGTGGTGTTCTGTGGAAACAATGCCTCAACCGTCTCGCTGCCATCGTGGATAAGATTGGAAGGCCATCGGCCCTTGTTTAGTGCTTCTATGTCGTGTCCTGTCCTTGCCCAATGTACAGACCTATCCTCAGTTCCATCTTCATTTTTTGGGTATTCGGTTTGGTGACTTCGCTTAGTTGCACCATCCGTCCCAACTCGACATCCATCCACGTTCAAAGCTCCCGTCCCCCACTTCAAAACATTCTGCGCAATGGTCAAGCCCTTTTCGAGTGGTTTACGGGCAAGTACTATCGGCTCATGTGAGGGGGAAAGAGCGGTGCCCCATCCGTCCCATTTTTGTGCTTCGGGGGTAGCAGGGGCGGTGATGTTGAAGGTTGAATTGTCTGCGCCCCAAACCGTGCCTTTATCGTTTCGTAATTCTTTGCGGGTGCTTATTGCGCTGCTTGACTGCCCCACAACCTCCCGCCGCTTCATGTTCTCGCTTTCAATCGTGCGCTGATTCACAAGCACCTCGATACGCGCAGGGATTTCAATGCTGTGACCTTGGCACCATTGGCGAATCGGCTTGAACATTTCCTCCGTTGGAATTGCCGCCTGTGCTTTGTTGGTCAAGTAGTGGCTACCCATGAATGAGGCTGTAAGATTGTCGAGTTCTTTCGCCTTGATGCCTGTTGAGCGCATCCAAGCGGTGAATTCAAGGGAACGGCTGCGCGATTCTTCGCTCTTGTCCATTGAGTCAATGCCTTTGCCTACGTTGTGCGATTTTGGGAAACCGCCACCGTACATCCAAATCAACTGATCGCGGATTTCAAACCCTGCCAAACGAATAGCCATCACCATCCAATCGTATGTCCGAGTACCTGCAAAGCTAAGGACGTGCCCGCCCGGCTTCAGCACCCGATAAACTTCCTTCCAAAAGATAGGCTGTGGCACAAACGCATCCCATAGCTTGCCCATAAAGCCCGCCCCGCCTACTTCAAAATATCCGTATCGTATCCATGCCTCCATCATTTCGAGCGCGTTAGGTTCTTTTCCAAGCCCATACGGCGGGTCGGTGCATACGCTATCAATACTGTTATCGGGCTGGGCGCGTAGCCATTCAAGGTTGTCGCCTTCGTGGATTTGGTACCTCATCAAAATAATGTTTGCTGTCCCATTTCAGATTGTAATTTATCGAACGCCTTCCGAACCTCGGAGAAGCAATAATCAGCTAGGTTTTTCAGGCGCGTACTTGCGCCTTGTTTTTCTAGCATGGACATGGCCTCGCCTCGGTTTGGATTCGCGTAGCCCGCCTGAGCAAGCATTACCGCGATTTGCCTGAAGTCATTGGGCACGTCAGGGTATTGGCACGGTTCGTCACCGTTGTTGCCGCATACCCAACAGGAACCGGATTCGCTGGGGTAACAGGTGGTGATCATTTTACAAGATACTCCTCGTATTCAATCAGGCCGCTAGGGGTAATTACCCAAGTTGCATCCCTGAGCAGCTTGGTAGTTTGAGACTCTAGCGTGTTTACCCGTTTTTCGATGCGCTCCTGATCAATGCGCATGTCATTCAATTCTGCCGCCGTGGTCTTGGTTGCTGCATCATGGGCAAACGCTACCCAGGCAAGTAGGATACAAATGACACAGATGATACCCAAAAGCAAAAAGGTATCCCGGTTGGTGGTGTCTGGCGTTTTTTCAGTGTCGGTATCAAATTTGATACTGCCGAAGTAGTGAACGATACCGCCTAGCCCGACAATCAGGACTGCAAAAACGGCTGAAACAATTCCTATTGTATTCATTTTGTGAACTGATAATTGGTGATTTAAAATCTTGCGTTTGCGATTCGCTCAAAAGCTTCATCGCGGGTCATTTGAATACCTGCAAGCGCAAAAGTATCAATGATGATCGTTGCGGCCTTTTCTTGCCACTGCTTCATGCCTTCGTATTCTTCCTGTGTGATTTCGGCCATGGGCTTTCGGCCAAGCCGGATTACATCCCTGTCCGATTCTTCCACTGACTCAAAATGCCCAATCAGGCAAGTGGTCAAGTGATCAAGGTTAATTTCTTGTGTTAGTCCAGACTCTTCCAAAAGGTTAGATATAACCTCTTTGTGCATTTCATATCTCATAAGTCATTCAATTTTTAAACTAGACAATTAGCCGAAAAATACGATTTCCGGCCTTATTCATTTTCCAACTCACAACCTTGCTGCCTCCAAATGTAAGGCCGTCATGCAGACCGATTGCCATTTTCACAGCATCGGAATCCAATTCAATGTCCTTTTCAAGTGCAGCGAGCTGGGTTTTTTTTGCCCGTAAATCATGCAATAACTGCATCATTTCGGGGGATGTTTCGCGGAAATCGCCTGAGTTGACAATTTGAGCGAAGTCGTTTGGGCGGTCAAACGGTGGAGGAGTATCGGTTACTACGTAGGAATCCCACCACGTGCGGATTTCAGCAATGATTTTCGCTTGTAAAATTGGATCCGCCGCAATGAACTCATATCGAAGTGTCCATGTCTGATCCATCCAGCACAGCACCCACCACGACCTTTGTGTAATGTTCATGCAGTGTTGAACCTGGAGCAACCACCCCGGCTTTTTTTCCTCTACCGCCTCAATAGTCGGAAGGTAGCCCGCATAGGTTTTCAACTCGGCACCACCATCGGAATAGGCGGGGTGAATAATTGATGCGTCAGGGCTGCTAAAATAGGTGTAGCCGTTGATTTCGCGCACCTCGGTAGTATCCCAAGGAATCAGCGTAAAACCGTCCGGCTCCAGCTCGTAACGTAACAGCTCCATCAATGCCGGTTCCATTGCTTTGCCGCGCCTAGTGTCTGCATTTCCGGTGAAGATTTGGCCCCGATTGGTTTTCTGTAACCACAACCCATAAGGGCTTTGGTATTCACAAAGCCCAAGCATGGCGGCAATCTCGCTGCCGCCTATGCTTTGGGCTCTTATCGTGTGGTCGATTGGCATTAATCGACAATCTCAAACTTGGCATCAATCGGGTCTTCCGAATCTTCCCGGTCAATCAACTCGTTATCCTCAATAGATAGCGGGAGAAACTTGCAAAGCTGCTTGACTGCCTTGGCAATTGCCATTGCTGGGTAATCGGTTTTCCATGCGCCATTTACCCCGTTTTTTTGCGAAGCATTGCGCATCCTGAGTGCCTCGATATGCTTTCGACCAATAACGGAAAACAACTTTGTTCCGTCCTTCATGGTGGCGATTGCATAGGCCATTACAACCTCCGCGCCGTAAAGGTCGGGGTTCGGGGTATGCTTCAGCTTTTCTTCGCCGTCCACGATCTCAAAAGAAAATGATTCACCAGCATAGACAGGATAGGCGGTAATCTTGGAAACCTTGCCGGAATTCATGGCCATGTGAATCAAGCCCTTGTACCCTAATTGGTATTGCAATTGTGAGCCATAAGGCACAAGATAGGCGTGATTCAATTCCAGCGACAAGCCAGACATTGCCAACTGCATGACTACCTGAGCAATGCTCTTGGGGTCGCAGTTTCGAATTCCGTCAGTCGTGGAAATTTTGTGGGCTGCAATACCTAATTGCCGCTTGCCATGTGCAAGTAAATGGCTCGGCAATAATTGGGCAAGACTAGGAGTGAAGCGCATCAAAAAGGCCTGCACCTCTCCTTGCTTGTTGCTTTGCAAAGATTCAATGCCAGCCGCTTTTTGTTTGGCTTGTGGCGGCGCTCCCTTTTCTTCTTGCTTGGATTCCGACTGCGGTGGATTGAGCAGGTCAGGCGTTGCGCCTTCCTTGGTTTTTTCTTCTGCCATAAATTATTTCTGATTAATGAACCACAAAGATAGCCCATTAATTCTACAAAGCAAGCGCAAAAGTGCAACATTTTCCATTATATTTGCAGCATGAAACTATATACCCACCCTAATACGAAT